AGTAGATAACATAAACTATTCTCGTATCTCCACCATAACCACAGACACCATCTTCTAGAATAACAGACAGGTAAACTTGACCATCAAGGTCCTCAAACCAAACGAGCTCACCAGTCCCAAATAGCATCGTGCTTCCTCATTTCTATCATATCATCTTCTGATAGGTGTACGCGTATGCGAGCCAATAAAGACTCATAAAAATCCATCTCACAAAATATAATTGCAAATATCCTTGTTGTCTCGGCAACATATTTCATATTGGTGTGAACGACATACTCTTTCCATATCTCATTGATCTTTTGATTGATATAGACATACAGTTTGGTTAAATCGTTTTTATTAGTTGGTAAAACTACGTCTTCTACGTTCATACATTACCACCCCCGTAGTAGGGCAGGTGGATAGCCGCCCATGTAGTACAAAAGAAGAAGAGGGAGGGGGGTAGTAGGGTAGTAGTAGGGCAGAAGATCATAATACTTTTATGTCTCCTTTCTCAATTAATCTATGAAGAGTTGTTTCGCCAAGTATAGCTACCGAGCCATCAGCATAATATATCTCATAGTTGTTTCTCCACTTGATGAGATCGTTGTCTGTCTTCAAAGTGCCACTAGTAATGACCTTTGATATGATTCCCAGCTTCCCCATATCCTCTATTAGAGTTCCTTCTTTAAGTTTTTCCACTTCACTAGTAACTCCTCTAACATATATTTATCATAAAAATTCAATCGATTAACATAAACGAGGGAGCCATGCAATTGAGGCCATGGGCTTATACCTGAATATCCTACTTTAATTGCACTTAGTACTCCAACAACGAGACCTTTGTTATCGAACACAACAGAACCAGAAGCACCAGGTAAAGCAAAAGACTGCATCATAAAAGAGTATCTAGCTTCTGTGGATACTGTTCCGTGAAAGACCGATTTGTTTAGATCAGCAGGGTATCCAGCATATACCATTGTATCTCCAATGATACTAACCTTCTTGTTTGTTCTATAATTAACAGGCTTTGCGCTCTTAAGATCTTTTTTTGGTATAGCAAAAGCAATATCATTTCCTACATCAATCCCGACAATTTCAAGCTCAACTTTGTCTTTGTAGTCTTCGACATAAAGATCTTCTCCATCTGTAACAACATGAGCAGCTGTTATGATAAATTTGTGCTGCCCTAGCTTAAAGTAATTACCAGATGCATGCCCTGTTTCTTCTTCTCCAGAATAAGATAAAATTCTAACGGAAGACTCTATTGCTTTTTCATAATAAAAATAATGAGTTGCCGCTGTCTGTTCAAACGATAACGACACCCCCTCATTATCATGATTGTACCCTAAAGTACAAGCCAAAATTAAACTCAGTAACATAAAAAAAACCCTCCCCCCTATAGTAAATAGATAGGAGAAAGGGCAAAGGGTTTTATTTGTTGTATATAATGCTGGGCTCTGATATACAGTCTGGTTTATCTGGGTCTAGAAATAGTAATGCGTTCTTTGTCATTATATGTTGGTTATGCTTGTGAGACTTTGGATTGATCCATCTTACTAAGACTTTGTATCCATGATCTTCAAGCACCACACCAAACCCCAATATCTCAAAGAATTTCTGCTGTTTGTGTCTTACTAATGTCATTGGCCACGTCACTCTTTAAGTGAGCTATTGTATCATCGCATCCTCCAATCAAAATCTCTTTGTTGTCTTGAATAGTCACAACAGGTATTGTAGGATGATTATATCTCTTTTTTATCTCTTCTAGTTTCTCTGGTGTGCTATCGTGCATTTCAACATAAAATGTCTTACCACTTCTCAATAATTTGTTAACCACCTTAATACAATAAGGACAGTTTGATCTTCCATAAACTATGTATTTTTTCATTGTTCCTCCGTTTTCTAATTGTTTTAGTTGAAAAATAATTGTTTTAGACAGAACTAATCTCTCAGTAACTGTTTAAAACTTTGCTTTTGTATCTTTGTCTCAATCAAACCTGGGTCTCCAACAACTGTAACATTTGAAACATAAGAAGAGAAATTCATTCTTATGTCTGTAAATTGTGTGAAGTTCTGATTAAGTCCCAGACCTATCTTTCCTTCTTGCAGTTGTTGTTTAATCTGTCGGTTCTCTTGCATAAATACAATTTGATTTGGGTTTACATATATGGTATTCAACATGTAATTTCCTCTTGAGTCTTTTTTGATCTCAATTAATTCTACTAATGTGCTCATTACGCTGCTCCTACATATCTAACGTCTTTTGTATCTACTCTCCAGTAGTTCTCATTGATAAACAATAATGCTTGTCTTCCAACATACTTGATAAAAATACCGAGCGTTGGTTTTTTAAGATACGTGTATCTATCAATGAGGTGAAGCTCCGACTGTGTTTGTGTTAAACAACTGTTAGCCGGAACTCTTACGAGATCACCCTTCGCTAACATCTTCAGCCTCCGGTTCTTTCGCTTTGAAGTAGCCTTCCAAGATCATGTCGTTGTCTGCTAACGCTGCATCAAGCTTTGCTAGTTTTTGTCTAGCTCTATCAATTTTGTCTTTAACCAACCAAGCCATTGCCTTATCATCATCAAGTTGCTTGATTAGTTCACTGATTTCTTCGCGTACTTCTTCAACGTGTTCTAAAGAATCATGAAGCATACCAGCACATACACTCGGTACATCTTCTAGATCTACCGAATAGCTAATTCTTACTCTCATATTACCTCCAAGTATATAATATATTATAACATGTTTTAAAGCATTTGTCAAGCAACAATTATCATTTTATATAAAGTTGTCATAATAAGACCAAAGATACTTGTTAGCACAAACCACTGCACCTTTGATTGATTCTCTTGCCACTGTTCTAATGCTCTAAGGCGAGCATACAAACCTTCATCTGGGTTGTATACCGCCTCTTTAATTTTCTTAACGTCCTCAACCATTTCTTCTTGGCGCTCAGACATTCTTTCGATCTGACCTTTCAGCTCCATAATGGCTTGGGTCAAGTGTGTTATGTCACTGTTCGTCATAGTAAATTCCTCCACTAGTAATTAGTTTCAGGAGTTTACAATCGCATGGCTAGTTGTGATAATAGTTGACGATACAGAGACTGCATTTTGTAACGCACACTTTGTAACTTTGACTGGATCAATAACCCCTGACTCTAGTAGATTAACTATATCTCCGGTCAAGAAATTCATACCATGATTGAATGTTGTTGTCTCACGAACTTTCTGAATAACAAGGTCAGGCGACATACCAGAGTTCTTTGACATTTGACGAATAGGTTCTTCAACTGCTTCAATAACAATCTTGGCTCCAAGTGCTTGCTCTTCATTATCAGTTTGAATCTCAATATCAGATACAGATTTAAGCAATGAAATACCACCACCGGGAACAATACCCTCTTCTTGTGCTGAACGAACAGCTTCCAAAGCATCATCAATACGATGTTTCTTTTCAATCATTTCAACTTCAGTAGCTGCGCCAACCTTTATGACGGCCACTCCGGATGCCAATCTAGTGATTCGCTCTTGATGACGCTCACAGATCTTAAGATCCTCTTCTTCAGCAATGAGGGCTTTAACAGCCTCAATACGTTTCTCAATCTCTTCCTCATCTCCTTTACCTCCTACGATTGTTGTCCAAGCTTTTGATACTGTAATTCTTTTTGATTGACCAAAGTGTGCTAGTTTCACATCTTTAAGAGTCAATCCGTTTTCTCTTGTAACGAAAGTCGCACCAACGGAAGCGCAAAGGTCTTTGAGGATGTTACGTCTTTCTTCTCCGTATCTCGGAGCCTTAACAGCAGCAACTTTCATTGTGCCACGGACAGCATTTGCAATCACAGCAGCCAGTGCTTGACCTTCCATTTCACCAGCAACAATAATGAGAGGACGAGACTCTCTCGCAGCCAGTTCTAGAGTAGGTAAAATTTGCTCTATTGTCTCAACTTTTTCGTCTGTAACGAGCAGTAGAGGACTATCGTAGTCAACAGTACCAGCGCGTTCGTTCGTGATAAATGTGGGCGAAATATAGCCACTATCGAAACGAAATCCTTCGATCAGATCAAGGGATGTATTAACAGAACGAGCCTCTTCAACAAGGACAGTTCCATCTTTACCTGCTGCATCGATAGCTTTGGAGATCAATGTTCCAATAGACTTATCGTTGTTAGCAGAGATGGTTGCAATGTGATAAATGTCTTCTTCTGTTTGGATAGGTCTCGCATGCTCTGCGAGTTTTTCACAGATAACTTCACATGCTTTATCCATACCACGTTTGAGTTCAATAGGAGAAACACCAGAGGTCAGATACTTCTGAGCCTTATTGATGATTCCTCTTGTAAGAACGGTGGTGGTTGTGGTTCCATCACCAGCTTTGTTTGCAGATTGTTCTGCCGCTTGCTTTAAAATTTGAACACCAACGTTTTCAAACGGATCTTCAAGTTCCACAAACTTTGCGATGGTTACACC